TAGCCGCCGCGTTGTGGAGGTGGCGCGAGGTTGGGGGCCTTGGTGTGGCCTATTTGGTGTTTGAATTTCGAGGCAGAGCCGGGTTTCGATACGGGGTGGCGGTGTAGCGGTTTCATGATTGAGTCCTTGTTAAGTTGTAGGTGAGGTGTCACCTAGGACAGTTACATCAAGTAGTGCGCTGTCCTAGTCTAGCAACGTTTTTAGGATTTGGCAAGACCATCGGGCTTGGCCAAGTCCTGCGACGTTACCGTCTGCAGAGGCCCGGGGCCGTTTACAGGGCTGCCTACAGGAAGAGGGGGCGGCAGAGGTACGAGGCCTAATGCAATGGCCTCGGCCCGATTAGAGTCGTCTGAGCAGAATTCGACGAACTCATGAGGGTTGTTGGAGAACCGAGCGCGAACGCGTGCAGGAAGGGCCATAAATGAGTCTGAAGCCTGCTTTAAAGCGTTTTGCGCGGTTTGGTAGTCGTAGACCTGCGAGAAGTCTCCGAACGTAGGCATGCGGACACCGACAGGCATCTTGCCGTCGAGGCCGAACCTTTTGATCAGTGTGTTGATATCCGCCTCCTCGGCGAATTGTTGTTTAGTTCTGCCCATGCCGTCGCATGAGCAGTCGAGGCCGGCCTCGTTTGAGGCATCGGCCAGGGAGTAGTTGTACGGATTGCGAACGAAAGGCGGTTTGATGGTTTGCATGTGCTTTCCTTGTATGTGATTTTTTTGACGTACAGATTAGCGCGGTTTCCTGGGGTCCAGGTCCCGGACCGCGCCGGTGGCAGAGCTAACGATCCCTTTTAATTCCCGCTCGTAGGGAACCATTTTGCCAAGGGCAGTAGAGAAGAAATTAGCGAACGCCCGAGCCTCGGGAATCTCAAGACGACGCAGAGCAGCTTCAACGTTAGTCTTCGCCGCTTGCTCGGTAAGGAGCTTGCCCTGGGAGGCCAGATTAGATATCTCCTCCTTAATTTTTTTGACGTTTTCCTGCAGGATGGTCGTGGTGTGTTCCTGTTGCCAGACCTGATTATTCATCCAAGTATCGAACATTTTGGATTCTATCCAGTGGTTTTGCTTGGCTTTGAATTCCTCCTGAGAAGTTCTTGCGGCTTCGGTTTTGGTCTCCTGATTAGACTTAGCAGAGTTAGACCAATTGAGAGCAGAGCCAGACACCCCCTGCATAGCATTAACTCCAGCTTGGTAAGGGCTGGAGAGCTGCGGGAGTTGGTAAGAGGGCGTAGAGGCTCCGGAACGATTGACAGATAGGATAGGGTTGAGTCCAGCCTTGTTGAGGTCCGCCACTTCGCGCTGGTGCGCGGTATTGGACATCCGCTCCTCCCAGTCGCGCTGCTCCTGACTATTTGCTTGATTTGCACTGTTGATATCCCTTTGTGCGTCGGCACCCATGATGCCATTGAAGAGAGAAACGCCCCCTTCGATAAGGGGCTTCCATGGGGTTATAAACCCCGTAATGTCATCGAGAATAGACATCTTAGAAGTGATCAATCATGCCGGGAACGGAGTACATCGGCAGAGGCCTAGCGGCGTTGATCCTGAAGAACGAATCGAAGATGAACTGATAGCCGGTAGAAGCGACTGCGACGACCCGCGAGATCGGCGGATTGGATTGGATGAACGTGGTATCGAGCACCGGGAGCGAAGTGAACTTTTGCGCCAAATGCCACGCGTCAAGCGGCGTTGCGTCAGTAGAGCGGAAGTACCCGGTAATCATGCTCGGATCGTACCTGTACTCTGCCCATCTTTCGTTATAGCCGAAAACGTTGTTATCGTTGGCGTCGCCCTTGCAATAGATTTCCTTGTTCAAGATCGTTTGTTCGCCGAGAGCTTGAAAGACCGGTTCATAGAAGTCATAGCGCGTAGAGCGTGACCAGAAGCGCTGTAGACCTTGCTGGTACGTGAGGTCGGCGTCCACGCAAACAAGCCCGATAACGATTCCGTGCTCAGTAAACGATTGTGAAAAGCCGTGCCCCTGCGCAAGTACCGTGCCGATCGCTGAGAGCGTGCCAAGGGGCGTTGTGGTCCCAGAGGCAGAAGTACCTGAGGTCTGCCCAATAGGATTGATAGAAACCGGCGTAGTGCCACCGCCGAGATACTCAGAGCGCTGTAACCGAAAGTCCGGATTTTGAACGCCAAAGCGCGCGAGGATCGCCTCGGTGTAACGCGTCCCGCCGCGTGCGTCCCTTTCGAGGAGACGTTGAATCTGGAAGGCTTGCCGAATCTGGTTAATCGTCGCCGCAGTAGCAGTTGAAAGATCAGCGACGAGGCCAGAGTTACCGGAAGTGACCACACCCAGTGCTTTGCTGTCACTGGGATTTGTTCCGGCGTTTGCGGTGCCGACATTGGCACCATAGTTGGTTGTGTAAGCAGCAAGATTCGGCGTTGAAGACGTGGCGAGGCCAAGGTTCGTTCCTCCTTGTGTAAGACCTAAGGCTTTTCCGTTCCCGTAGACTGGGGCGGAGGTGCCGAGGGGCAGAGAAACAGCGGTAGATCCCTTTTGGGGCCAGGGTAAAGCGCCGGTGAAGTAATCCTTTCTTTTACCACGTCGTAGAAGAGCCACATTGGTGTAAGTATCAGGACCGTCGCCAGTGCTGAGAATAGGAGCGTTCTGAAGGTTTTCATCCTTGAACCAGTCATAGAAGATTTTGTTATAGGCCCGAAGCGGGAGGGCCGAATGGGAAACGGTGTTACCTGCGCCCACTTGTCCGACAGTGGGCAGGCCAAAGTAATCGTGCACCGTTGAGTGCACATAGCCCGAAGCGGGGCTGACCATCTGCGGGATGGTGTAAGACGTCGAGTCGCCCGGGTTGGCTTGCTCGCCCTGGAAGTTAACCCAGTGATCCCAGAGCAGCCGGTACGGGACGAAGAAGAAGAAGGACGAGAGCGTCATGTTATCCATGAGCGGGTAAATAGGCGTTGCCATACGGGCAAACGCAGTCATCGAGAGCGACCAACTGTCGCCTGGGAGAATTTCGGCGCAATAGACGGGGATCAAGTAACCCGCGTCAAATGTGGTTTTATGCGCCTTCTCGATAACGAAGGAGGACCGCGGGATTTCTGCCCGCGGGATCATTGCGAACTGGTGGACATTTACTGATTGATTGCGAAACATGGTTTCTCCAGAAGAAAGGGGGCCGCAGCCCCCTTTTGATGTTTAGATTTTTTGGATCAGGTCTTTAACCCGGGCCACCTGAACGGGTGCCATGGTTTCGAAGCGACCTGTTTCGTCGTCAAAGACGCCGAGGTGATAGACGACGAAGTCGTCGGGATGCTGGTAGAGCGCGTTGTCGGAGGCGGAACGGTTTGCTTCATCTCCCACAGAACGAAGTCCTGCCGCGACGCTGGGCACGAAGAAGGGCTGCCCGTAGAGTTTTGCGGCCGTGTCTTGAACGGTGAGAATTTGCTTTTTTGCCATGCTAGAGACTCCTTGGTAGTTGCTGAGACACCCGTTGTTGCGCGATATGCGCTTTTACAGCCCGCCTGCTGGGGGTGTTGTCCATCAGGCGTGATAGTCCGTCAATGGCGCGCTGAGCCTTGATTGCAGCGCCATAAGACGAATTTTTGAAATAGTCGAGATAGTACCGGGGTACGTTGGCTTCCTTGTGATTGACAATGATTTTGCCCTCTCGACAGTCTGACCAATAGAGCCGAAGCCAGTCACGGCCTACGGCGTTTTTCAGAGACATGTGATTGAATTCTGGATGCCGGTGTGTATGGATTTCGCCCGTATCCGGGTCGATCCAAGGCGCGGGAAGTTGGTAATGTTTATCCGCAAGATCGCCGTTGATTTTGGGTAGACAGTAGCGGGCGACGTATGCAGCGGATTCGAAAGTTACCGCGCCAATTGAAGAGAAACCGGCGGTCCATTTAGATTCAAGGAACGGAGAGCGAAAGAGAGGATTAGCGCCCCCACGGATTTGATACATATCGGGGAAGGCGCAGTTAAAGAGCAGAGCGTGAAAATGAGGCCGGCCAAGTTTGCCGCCATATTCGCCTGCCATGTAGAAGCGCAAGTCTGGACGTTTTTTGCGTAAGCGCTTCATGAAGTCTTGAAAGTGAGAATAGATCAACGTGGGGACGTAATGTTGATCATCGTAAGTAAGGGTAACAAACGAGTTTGATTGGTGCAGCGAGGCCTCATGCATGCACCGAACCGCCCACTGGCGTGAAGTTTCAAGCCGGCAGCCGACGCATTGTCGGCATGCCAGCAAGAGGTTATGTCCGCGCCCTTTTCCCACAAAGGTGACTGTTCCAGAGACATTGTCTTTTATAGCCCTTGCCGGATTGAAGCAGGGCATTTTTTTATAGGCGATAGCCGCCGCGTTGTGGAGGTGGCGCGAGGTTGGGGGCCTTGGTGTGGCCTATTTGGTGTTTGAATTTCGAGGCAGAGCCGGGTTTCGATACGGGGTGGCGGTGTAGCGGTTTCATGATTG